TGGCGTACACCAAGCAAGTTAAGGCTGCGTCGGTGATCAACAACGGTTTTTCTGCCAACTACATTGGCGGTGACGGCGTTGCTTTGTTCAGCACAGCACACCCCTTGACCAACGGTGGAACCAACAGCAATCGCCCCGCAACTGGCGCTGATTTGAACGAGACTTCTTTGGAAGCCGCGGTCATTCAGATTGCTGCTTGGACGGACGAGCGTGGCCTGCTGATTGCAGCCAAGCCGCGTAAGCTGGTGATTCCTCCGGCGCTGATGTTCGTTGCTACCCGCCTGTTGGAAACCAACCTCTGCGTTGGCACTACCGACAACGATATCAACGCGCTGAAGAACAACGGCTCGATCCCTGAAGGCTACTGTGTCAATCACTTCTTGACTGACAACAACGGCTGGTATCTGACCACGGACGTACCCAACGGTCTGAAGCACTTTGAGCGCACTGCATTGGCAAACTCAATGGATGGTGATTTCGATACCGGTAACGTGCGTTACAAGTCCCGTGAGCGTTACAGCTTTGGATGGAGTGACCCGCTTGGCATCTTCGGAAGCCCCGGTTCGTCCTAAAATTAAGGGTTTACCCCTAGTTTTAAGGCCCTTCGGGGCCTTTTTCTTTGCCTGCCTAAAAAACAACACGTTACCTGTTACTAAGTCGTGGTTACCTGTTACTAAACGACTAAAACCAAACAAACTTCTTGCACCTCCCACCAATTCCTGATATATTGCTCGTACTCCGGGCTTTCCGGTGTATCAAACAGTCCCGGCTGACTTACATGCAAGATTGATACACCTTAACGCATGAAGGAATGACATCATGGGATTCGCAACTCACCTTGGCCCTTGGCTGCTCGGTACGGTTAAAAACACCACTGGCACCACTGCCGGCACCATCCAAAACACGGGTGCAACTTCAGTCACTCAGACTAAAAAAGTGGTTTATACCGGCACGGTAGCCGCAGCTACTGCCACTACCACCCTGTTTACCATCCCTGCTGGCGCTCAGATTACCAGCATTCACATTGATACCTTAGTAGCTTTTACAGGCTCTACCGCAGCTAATGTGGTTATTGGCACAGCGGCTACTACCAATTTGTTCTGGGCTTCTTCGGACATTACCGCCCAAGGCCGCTTGGCTAATACCAATGCTGCGGCTAAGTTGGTTAACTGGGCGGGCGCAACGAGCACCGCATCCCCTAACGGCATTGGTGTTGGCCCAACGGACGTAATCATCCAAGCAGCACTAACGCCCACCGCTGCCGATGTAACCGCAGGAACGGTGCAGTACACAATCGTGTACTCTGTTGCTGACTCCACTGGTGTTCAGTCGCCCCCTGCTAACCAGCAATAATTAGTCTTGGGGGGCTTCGGCCCCCTGTTTTAAAGGAGATTAATTATGATGCAGACAGACGTAAAAGCGGCACACTTAACTTCCGCTGGTTCTTTTGTAACAGGGCGCACACGCTTAAAAGGGTTGATGATCAGCCCCAAAGCGGCAACAGCGGCAACGTTTGAGATTCGTGATGGCAGTTCCACTGCCGCTATTTTATTTACGATGGACCTTGCCAGCGTTACCGTCCCGGTAAACTTTAGCATCACGATACCCGGTGAAGGTATTTTGGCAACTACTGGGTTGTACCTTACAACTAGCACCGGCACGGTTGTGGGTATTGAAGTGTTTTATGGCTAAGAAGCAAGGCCCGGTTCTCTCTGTTGGTCGTGGCGAGAAGCTACCGATTTCCAAGGGGGCCGGTCTGACTGCCAAGGGCAGGGCTAAGTACAACGCAGCTACGGGCAGCAACCTCAAGGCTCCACAGCCCCAAGGTGGCCCACGCAAGGACTCGTTCTGCGCCCGGATGTCAGGTATGCCGGGGCCGATGAAAGACGAAAAAGGTAAGCCCACCCGCAAGGCGGCGGCTCTTGCAAGATGGAAGTGTTAAATGCCAAGCTCCAGCAAAAAGCAGCATAATTTCATGGAGGCAATAGCTCACAGCCCGAGCTTTGCCAAAAAAGTAGGCGTTCCACAGTCCGTGGGACAAGATTTCAGCAAAGCCGACAAAGGCAAAACTTTTAAACAAGGTGGTAATACTATGGCTACACCAATGGACCCTCGCATGATGATGGCAGCTAAAGCCCGTGGTGGCGCTCGCCCCCCTATGGGTGATATGCGGCCCCCTATGGGTGATATGCGGCCCCCTATGGGCATGAAAAAAGGTGGCATGGCTAAAGGTGGCATGGCTGCATTTGAAAAATCCGGCAAAGATGTCGAGAAAAAGGGCATGAAAGAAGGCTCCAAAGCTGACATGGCACTGGATAAAAAACAAATGATGGGCATGAAAAAAGGCGGCATGACCAAGATGGCAACCGGCGGGTTTGTCCGTGCGGCTGACGGCATTGCTTCCAGAGGCAAGACCAAAGCCACGCAGATCAAGATGAAAAGCGGCGGCATGGCCTGCTGATATGAGAGCCTCCCGTGGCATGGGGGCCATTGACCCTAGCAAGATGCCCACAGGCAAACGCAAGAAGCGCCGTGACGACACGGACTTTACGCAGTATGCTGACGGTGGGGAGGTGAAGTCGAAGGTCAATGAAGCTGGCAACTACACCAAGCCTGATCTGCGTAAGCGGATTTTTAACAGCATCAAGGCTTCTGCTGTGCAGGGTACGGGTGCTGGTCAGTGGTCAGCTAGGAAAGCGCAGTTGATGGCTAAACGATACAAAGATGCTGGAGGTGGTTACCGTGACTAGACAGACGCATGATTATCGGTGTCTTATTTATAATAGCGGGCCATGTGATTGTGGTTTAGAAAAATTGCAGCACGGTATTACCTTAGAAATGCTACAGCAAGTGATCATAGACCTGTCCCGGCCAAGTACGATAGACGAAGAAATTGACGAAGAACTTTTTGATAAAGAAATGGCTAAAGATTGAAAGCTCCGCAGCAGTCCCTTAAAGACTGGGGTGACCAGAAATGGCAAACAAAGTCTGGTAAACCGTCGAGTAAGACGGGGGAGCGGTACTTGCCCGAGGCGGCTATTAAAAGTCTTAGTCCCGCAGAGTATGCTGCGACAACCAAGGCCAAGAGAGTAGGTAAAGCTGCTGGAAAACAATTCGTAGCCCAACCCAAGGGCATAGCAAAGAAAACAGCGGGGTTCAGATAATGGCTAGTAAATTTCCTGATCTCACTGGTGACGGCAAAGTTACTCAAGCCGACATCCTCAAGGGACGCGGCGTAGAGCCTATGAAAAAAGGCGGCATGACTAAGAATTTTATTCAATCTGCCATTAAAAAACCGGGGGCATTACGCGCCGCATTAGGTGCTAAAGAAGGCAAACCAATCCCCGCTAAGAAACTTGCTGCTGCGGCTAAAAAACCCGGCAAGATGGGTCAGCGGGCACGACTAGCTAAAACTCTTAGAGGTATGAAGTAATGACAACTTCGGGCGTTGCTAACTTTGACATGGACCTGAGTGAGGTCATTGAGGATGCGTTTGAACGCGCAGGCTCTGAACTTCGCACGGGCTATGACATGCGTACGGCGCGTCGGTCACTCAACATCATGTTTGCTGACTGGGCCAATCGAGGTATCAACATGTGGACGATTGAGCAGGGGTCGTTTACTCTGACTCAGGGGTTGAATACTTATGCGCTGCCGGTGGACACCGTAGACTTGCTTGAGCATGTTATCCGCACAAACGCCAACTCGACAGCCAACCAAGCAGATCTAACCATCACCCGGATCAGCGTCAGCACCTACGCTACACTGCCTAACAAGCTGCAGCAAGCGCGGCCCATTCAGGTGATGATCCAGCGTAACTCAGGCCAGACTTCCGCTACAACCCTAACACTTAGTGGCGCAGTGACTGCCACAGCGACAACGATCACTTTGGATTCTGTTTTGGGGCTGGCTGCTGCCGGCTACATCAAGGTCGACAATGAGATCATCTATTACGGGTATATCGTAGGCAATGTCCTGACAGCATGCTCCAGAGGGCAGGCTAACACCACCGCAGCAACGCATACAACGGGTACAGCCGTGTACGTATCAAACCCCCCTGCAATCAGCGTCTGGCCTACGCCTGATGGCTCCCAGACCTATACCTTTGTGTACTGGCGGCTGCGTAGGAACCAAAACGCTGGGGATGGCTCGGATACGATGGATGTGCCGTTCAGGTTTATCCCATGTGTAGCGGCAGGGCTGGCGTATTACTTGGCGCTCAAGCTGCCCAACGGCATGGAGCGGCTACAGGTATTGAAGATGCAATATGATGAGGCGTGGCAGTTGGCGCAGGATGAGGACCGAGAGAAAGCCGCGGTTCGATTCGTGCCCCGGCAGATGTTTATGTAATCATGGGTAATAGGTTCGCATCCGGCAAGAATTCGATAGCGGAATGTGACCGTTGCGGGTTCCGCTACAAGCTGAAGGAACTGAAGAAAGAAGTTGTCAAGACCAAAACTTACAACTTGCTAGTGTGCCCAACCTGTTGGACGCCGGATCAACCTCAGTTACAGTTGGGGATGTACCCGGTAGATGACCCGCAAGCAGTGCGGGAGCCGCGCAGGGATTTGAGCTACTATGCTTCTGGCTTGCTGGTAGATGGGTATTCAGGCGAAGGAAGCCGAGTATTTCAGT